GTATTAGAGAATTAGCAGGCTATTAAGATTGTTCGTAGCAGTTAGAGTCTAGTTAACTCTATTAGATTGGGCACTTAGGTGTCCTTTCTTTTGGCGAAATCAGTTGTCAACGTAATTGTCAACTAATGCGTTATATATATGTAGGGGTAGAAATTCCTACTTAACCAAAAGGAAACTTTAAAATGAAATCAGCAATCGCAATCCTCGCTACCGTGTTCGCAGTATCAGCATTTGCACAAGCACCTGCTAAGAAAGAAGAAGCCAAACCAGCAGCACCGGCTGCAACAGCAAGTGCTCCAGCACCAGCTAAGGCTGAAGTTAAGAAGGAAGAGAAAAAGCCTGCAAAAAGTGACGCTGCAAAGAAAGAGCCAGCTAAAGCAGACGCAAAAGCCGCTAAGTAAACTTGACCTAGAAGATAGCGATCTCATTGTTGATGATGAGATCACATTTGGTCGTAATCTAAAGGCTCGCAATTTTGGTAAGTTAGTTGAAGATGACTTATCAGACTATGTAAAGTTTAGATTATGGTTAGCCAGACAAAGAGCAATGGCAGCATATAAGGAAAAGTGGGCTTGACCCGCTTTTTCTTTTGGTAAAAATAAGTCAAAAAAATAGCAGATAATCATTGACCTTGCTAAATAAAAAGCGCATAATAATACATGTGCATAAGGCATATAAACATTTTAGGCATAACATAGGAGGCATTTAAAATGGCATCATTAGCAGAAATTCGTGCGAAACTTCAAGAAGCACAATCAAAGTCCACAGGACAATCCACCGGCGGTGGAGACAACGCAATTTACCCACACTGGAACATGCAAGAAGGCAAGGAAGCGGTTATTCGTTTGCTACCCGATGGCAATTCAGCCAATACATTTTTCTGGGTAGAACGTGCAATGATCAAATTGCCGTTTGCAGGTATCAAAGGTGAAACAGACAGTCGTCCAGTTCAAGTGCAAGTTCCTTGCGTTGAAATGTACAACGACGGTACAGTTTGCCCAATCCTTAGCGAAGTGCGTGGTTGGTTCAAAGATAAATCACTAGAAGAAATGGGTCGTAAGTATTGGAAAAAGCGTTCGTACATTTTCCAAGGCTTTGTTGTTGAAGATCCTATCAAGGAAGATAAACAGCCCGAGAATCCAATCCGTAGATTCATCATCGGTCCTCAAATCTATCAAATCATCCGTTCAGCACTAATGGATCCAGAGTTGGAAGAATTGCCAACTGACTACCTCAAGGGTGTAGACTTCCGTATTGCCAAGACATCGAAAGGTGGCTTTGCTGACTACTCTACTAGTAAGTGGAGCCGTCGTGAACGTTCTTTAACGGAAGTCGAAGCAGCAGCCATTGAAGCTCACGGCCTGTTTAATTTGAGCGATTTCCTACCCAAGAAGCCAACTGATGTTGAGTTGAAGGTAATGAAAGAAATGTTTGAAGCATCTGTTGATGGCGAAGCCTACGACATGGATCGTTGGGGTCAATACTTCAAGCCAGCAGGTATGGGATCCGCAACAGGTGATCCACATCGTGCAACAGCTAATACATCAACACCGGCTGCAAAAGTCAGTGAAGATTTTGATGAAGAGTCTGCTCCGGCAGTTAAGACTGCACCAGCGGCAGCTCCAGCATCAGCTGATGGTGCAAGTCGTGCGCAAGACATTCTTGCCATGATTCGCAATCGTCAGAAGTAATTAGACTAAACATAGAGTGTGGGGCAACTCACACTCTCTTTCATTTCTAGGAAAATAATAATGGCAAAACTAACTAAACTAGCAAAAGTAAACGAATCAATCACTATCAATCGTTATGACAACGCATGGATGGTTGAAATTGGTGGGCGCGATAAAAAAGAAGAATGGAAAACTGCCAAGACTGTCTGTAATACAGAAGAAGAACTTCTTGCTGTAATTAAAGAATGGAACACAATGGATCTGGACAATTAATATGGCAAAAGCATTTGATATTTCTAAATTTAGAAAGTCAATTACTAAATCTATCGACGGTTTAAGTATTGGCTTTAACGACCCAACAGATTGGGTTAGTACAAACAACTACGCATTAAACTATCTTATCAGCGGATACTTTGATCGTGGTATTCCACTAGGCAAAGTCACTGTATTTGCCGGAGAAAGTGGTGCAGGTAAATCATTTATCTGTTCGGGTAATCTAGTCAAGAACGCACAAGCACAAGGCATTTATCCTATCTTAATTGATACAGAAAATGCACTTGACGAAAAATGGTTACACGCTCTTGGTGTTGACACAAGTCCAGACAAGTTGTTAAAACTTAACATGGCCATGATCGACGATGTAGCAAAAACCATTACAGAGTTTATTGCAGAATACAAAACAATGGACGAGACAGAGCGTCCTAAGATATTGTTTGTTATCGATTCGTTGGGCATGTTACTGACCCCCACTGATGTTAATCAGTTCCAAGCCGGGGATATGAAAGGTGATATGGGCCGTAAGCCTAAAGCACTTACAGCACTGGTTCGCAACTGTGTAAACATGTTTGGCGCCTACAACATCGGTATGGTATGTACCAATCACACATACGCAAGTCAAGACATGTTTGACCCAGATGATAAAATTTCAGGTGGTCAAGGTTTCATTTATGCAAGTTCGATTGTTGTTGCCATGCGTAAATTAAAATTGAAACTTGATGCAGACGGCAATAAGACTACAACTGTTCAAGGTATTCGTGCAGCTTGTAAGATTATGAAAACACGTTATGCAAAGCCGTTTGAAAGTGTACAGGTTGAGATTCCTTATGAAACAGGTATGAGTCCATATAGTGGATTAGTCGACTTGTTCGAAGCCAAAGGGTTGCTCAAGAAAGAAGGTAACAGCCTTGTCTACACGACCAAAGACGGTGAGATTATCAAACAGTTCCGCAAGGCATGGGAAAAGAATGAGAAAGACGGACTAGACATTGCAATGGCTGACATTTCAAAACACGGTGAAATTTCCACTTCTGAGATAACTAATACAGTTGAATCAGACTTGGAGGTCACCGAATGAAAGACGACTTGATTGCAGATATCTGGACATTGGTTATTGAGCACATTCCAGAGAAGCACAGAAAAGACTTAGCTGCCGATTTTGTTAATACTCTATTAGATTACGGTATTAAAGAATCAACACTTCAAAGCCTATTAGGTGTTGATGCTTATCTTGATACCGCAATTGAATATGCAGTCGACGGTGAAGAAATTGAAGATGAGGAAGAAGAATACTACGACGAAGATGAGGATTAAATGAATTGGTATGATAGGGTTAGTAAAGATATAAGCAACATTCCAGATGCTGTGGCCTATTATGAAGCTGAGTTAATCGAAGCAAAACAAGATGTCCGCATAGCGGGAAACATCGAGAAGGCAAGTTCGCAGATGCCAGGCATTGTGGAAGAACGCTTTAATCAACTTCAAGAAATTGAAGGTATCCTTGAGTACTTAAACATTGAACTTCGTAGACTTCGTAGTCAACACTTTCGCAAATATCTCGAAAACTATCAACGAGCTTTATCTTCTAGGGATTGTGAGAAATTTGTAGAAGGTGAGGCCGACGTTGTAGACTTTGAGAAAATTATCAACGACTTTGCCCTACTACGCAATAAATGGCTGGGCATTATCAAAGCACTTGACCAGAAACAATGGCACCTTAGCAACATTGTTAAATTACGAGTATCAGGATTAGAAGACGCATCATTATGAAAATAGGTATTTTAGGATTAGGTTATGTAGGATCAGCAGTAGCATGGACACATCGGCATCATGAAGTTATTGCCCGTGATCCTAAGCTAGGAGACAAATCTGCTAGTATTGAAGAGATTAAGGCATGTGATGCAGTTTATATCTGCGTTCCTACTCCCATGCTAGAAGACGGTCATTGTGATGACAGTTTTGTAAAATCTGTATTGGCAGAATTAGCAGATTACAAAAATATTATTATTTGTAAAAGTACAGTGCCTCCAGGTGTGTACGCATATCTTGAAAGTAAATATTCCAATATTGTTCATGCACCTGAGTTCCTAACCGCAGCAAATGCTACAGCCGATTATGAATCAGCAACATGGGTGTTAGTTGGCGGCAAACCGGATAATGTAGAAAAAGCAATAGCGATAATTTCTACGAGTACTATTGCTGCAACACATTATCATAAGACTAATATTACAACAGCATCAATGTTTAAATATTTGGCCAACTCCTTTATGGCTACAAAAGTGACGTTTATGAATGAGTTTTATCAGTTGGCGCAGCACTTTGATGTTAGTTGGCAAGACATCAAAGAAATAGCAAAGAACGATTCTAGACTAGGACATACTCACTGGGATGTTCCTGGACCCGACGGCAAGTTTGGATTTGGTGGTGCGTGTTTTCCAAAAGACGTTGCAGCCATCTGCGAACAGGCAATTGACGTAGGAATGAGTTTAGAATTATTAGAGAGAGTTGAGACAATTAACAAACGACATCGATCACTTTAATAATTCGTCTTTGATGTAATTTTTAATATCCTTAGTTGGTGTCCAACCTAGTGCTTTTTTAATTTTAGTATTATCGGCTAGCGTAATATATGCTTCACCAACCCTAGGTTCAATCATAGTAGTATTGTTTGAAATCATGGCTGCTAGTTCTAGTACAGAATGATTAATTCCTGTACCTACATTAAATATTTCTCCATAATGGTTGTGATCAACCATCATCGCTAAAATATTTGCATTGACTACATCATCTACATGAGTGAAGTCTCTACGTTGTGTACCGTCTGGAACAATAGTAAGCGATTCTCCAGCTAGGTGCTGTTTTAAAAATTTTCCTACTACAAGAGCATACGGGCCTTTTACCGGCTCTCTAGGTCCGTACACATTAAAATATCTAAAAGAAACAATCTTCATATTAAACATCTTAGCATACAGTTCACACAGATTTTCTCCAGCAACTTTAGATACCGAATAGATATTGAGACAATCTTCTTGCATAGTTTCTTCTAACGGCGGCGTATTTTTTAAACCGTAAGATGATGAAGTTGAAGAATACATTATTTTTTTAACGCCAGCAGCCTTTGAACACTCTAGTACTGTAGCTGTTCCTACAACATTAGTATTAACAGTACCTAGTGGTATAGTTAACGCATTTTGAATTCTTGCTTCAGCAGCACAATGAAATACATAATCAACACCCACATACAAGTTTTTAGTTGCCTCGTAATCAGTTATATCTAGTTTATGATATTTTGCATTTTTATTATAATAAAATTGATCGTGACATTTAGATGATTCATTATCTATGACAACTACTTCGTGTCCTAATTCTAATAATTTGTCCACAATATGCGAACCTATAAACCCTGCACCGCCTGTTACTAATGACCTCATCAATTGCTCCTGAAATTCTTTATAAAGTATTTATGCATTAACTGCTAACATAAATACTACTATGAACAATGTTAACATGATAAAGATAGGAAACTGGTGGTTTTTAAACGATGATCCTAATCGAAAAGAATATGCGGATATCGAATGGGGCGAAGCCGGAGTAAACGAGTCGATGGCGCAAGTTATTGACAACTTCTTTGTTGGCAGAACTAGAATGCACGCTCTTGACATAGGAGCTAACGTAGGGTTTATGACTGCATATTTTGGCAAACGTTGGGAAAAGGTTACTGCATTTGAACCAACGCCGTCGGTATTTGCTTGTCTAACACAAAATTGCACCAGAGCTAATATTACTAACATGCCTATAGCTCTTAGCAATGAAACCGGCACAGTGTTGTTTGCAGTCCAGTCAAGGTCAGAAATTAATCAAATTGTTAGCTCAGTAGACGTATTAAAAAAACACTGGAGTGCAATTGAAGTTCCAGCTGCTACATTAGACAGTTTAAATTTATCTAACATAGACATGATCAAAATTGATGTTGAAGGACACGAGTTAAATCTTCTTAAAGGCGCTGAACAAACTATAAAGTCTCAGAAGCCGTTAATTGCAATTGAAATTAGTTTTGAAAATAAAGTGCTAGATAAAGAACTTAGCAAAGGCCATGCTGACGCATTAGGTCTACTTGAGTCGTGGGGATACCGAACAATTTGGAATCACAAGTACGACTACATTATGGAACCAGTATGAGAATAATAGATGCATTTACATTTCTTAATGAAATAGAATTAGTTAAAGCTAGACTTGAATATCTTAATGATATAGTTACTGACTTTATTATAGTAGAGAGCAACCAAACCTGGAGACATCAACCCAATACTCCGTGTTTCGCAGAAGTTATCCCAACACTGCCAATTGATATACAGAACAAAATTCATCATGTAGTTGCTGAGTGGCCTGTTGAATGGTTAAATGACGAAGCAGGAGTTCAAGGCAAATGGGTCGAAAATGGTACTCGAGAACAAGCATTAATAGAAATGCGTAAATGGGCTGATCCAGAGGATTGGGTTATCATGAATGATTTAGATGAATTCTGGGACCCGGAGTTGTGGGAAGCTGCTAAAACTGAATATGAGAAACACGGAAAAATAGTATGGATGCAGAACAACAGAGTATGTTTTGTAGATTGGGAAACATTAGGATTTCCGTCATGGCCTGGATCTAAAATGGGTCGATTAAAAGATATCACTACAATGGCTGAATTTTATTGCAGCAAAAATAAAGGCCCATTTATATTTCATTGCTTCACTGGCGGCTGGCATTTTAGTAAAATGGGCGATGAAAAGACCAAAGCCAAACTAATGGGAAGTATTAGAGAATGGCGAACTTGGGAAACTAAAATTGGTATGACTGCTGAAGAAGCAGCACATGAAATATTCCACGGTGGCGGATGGAATAGAGTCACTAAGAAAAAGAAAATAGGAGGAAACCCAGTAGGAACACAAGGGCTTACTCCAGGAGTGACTAAAATACTAAAGCAATATCCTGTATTGTGGAGTAAGGGTCGTTTACCTAATAATGGTACTAAGAAACGTTAATCTTTATACCAAAGAAAATCTACGCCTTGACTCAAGATACAATGATATCCTAAATCCGACATATACTTATAGTAAGTGGTGTCGCCATGCTCGGCAGCATTATCTTCTAAACAGATATAAGAAATTTTTTGTTTTGTCCAATCTACACAATTCAAAATAGCCAACTCTGATCCTTCGGTATCTAGTTGCAGATAATCGATGTGAAGAGGCAATCCTAAGCTATTCCATTCTCTAGTTTCGACTGTGATAAACTGAGTTTGATCTTGGTTATATTTGCTTTTATGCGAGTCTGGATGTGTTTCGATGAGTCCGTTTGTAGCAGGATCGTTTTTAAAAGCTGCAAATTCTGCTGTGCCATTTTTATTAAACACGGCAACATTTAAACAACGACACTTTCTATTTTTTTCTAGTGTTTCGAAACTTTCAGGAGTTGGTTCAATGCAAACACCATCCCATCCTAGGTTTTCTAATATAACAGTGCTATTTTTCTTATAACCGTTCCATGCACCAATTTCAACATAAAATCCTGCTTTTCTATCGCGCCAAATAGCGTCTAAAAATATTTGAGTCATTCTAGGATGTTTCATTTCATTCCCCTTATAAGATATTTATCATCATAATATGCGCAGATAAATATTACTATGAAATTAAATATTGCTTGGGCTGGGCTAGCTGATTTAAACTATTGGAATCACATAGCCAAATATTGTGTGCCTTCCTGGAAAGACTTACCAGGAGATAAATTCTTAATATGTGATAGTAAAGATATTTTAGTTCCAACTGTTAGTGTTATTCAGTGGGACAATGTTGTTAATCTAACTTCTAAATTTCCATCTACTTATAGTCAAGGCCGAAAACAAACAAACTTTTGGCGTAAAATGCAAAGCCAAGTCTGGGCAATTAAAAACTTAAAACAATACGACTGGTTAGTGCTTTTAGATACAGACATTGAAGTCTACGATTTAAAATTAGAAATATTGCACGATACATTGATTGTATTACAAAATAAAAATCTACTATGGGCAACCGGAGAATCTAATGATGGGTTTTTAGATGCTGGAATAATTATTATAAATTGCAAACATCCTGAAATCGATAACTTTGTAAAAATATATGAAGACTATTGGGAGACAGGAAAGATTAAACTCTTAGAACACGGATACGATGGCGACGTTGTTGTTGAAATGTTAAAGTTGTACGAATCAGTTAAAATAAAAAACTTTAATCACGGTCAAGGAATGCATTCGTACAATATCGGACTATTCCATTGGGGTAGTAAGGAATCCAAACCAATTAGACAAAATATTGATGATGGTTTAGGATATATAAAAAATAAAATTGATAATATAAAATGAAAAAAATTGTAATTGCAACAGGCGGATTTGATCCCATTCATTCAGGTCATATTAACTATATTAAAGAGGCCAAAAAATTAGGCGATGTACTAATTGTAGGTGCAAATTCAGATGCGTGGCTACGCAGAAAGAAAGGGCAAGAGTTTATGCCCTGGGAAGAACGTGCTAGTATTTTGAGCGCCATCAAAGATGTGGATCGTGTTATCAACTTTGATGATACTGACGGTAGCGCAAAAGATGCTATTAGAAAAGTAAGATCAATTTTTCCTCATGATAAAATTGTTTTCGCCAACGGCGGTGATAGAACTAAAACTAACATTCCAGAAATGGATGTACTAGAAGAAATGTTGCATTTAGAATTTGTTTTTGCTGTAGGCGGTGAACATAAAAT